CTGTAACACTGACCTATCCTGTTGGCGCAACCACAACAAACGCAATTGCCGCTGGCGATAAATTTGTTCAAGCCTACAACGCATCTACTGGTGTGTTGGCATTAAGTTCTACCGCAGGCGGCGCGGCACTAACTGCAACAGCATTACCTACCGGCTTTGGTGGTTTGTTTGCAACCATCGCCTACACCGCCTACGCCGCTGTTGGGCAAGTCCGCGAATGGGGTTTTGAAATCACCAGAGAGGAAATTGATGTAACGACTATCGGCCAAACGGCTGGGCAGTATGCACCGTTTAAAACTTACATTACTGGCTTTGCTGATGGCGAAGGCAGCGCATCAGTTTATATCACATCTGATGACACATCAATCGGCAACCGCATGGTTGAAGATGTATTGCAGCGTACACAAACAGGCGCCGCGTTTAAGCTTTATACCGATAAGCAAAGCACTGAAGTTCTTAGCCGTAGCATTTCGATGGAGGCTGTACTGTTAAGTGCTAGCTTTACAATCAACCCAGATGATGCTCAAGTGGTAGAAGTAACCTTCCGCCCAACTGGAACACCAGTATTTGACTTCAGCACTACAGTTTAGTTCCAATAACCACCTGCATTATCAAATCATGTCTAACACACCAATAGTAAAAGCACTAGATCGGCTTAAAAAAGCTGCAAATCTAGTACCAGCAAAAAAAACTGTCATCCTTAGTGATGGCAGTGAGTTTGAATTTTATTGTTCACCGCTTACAATGGCAGAGCGTGAGCGGGCGCAAAAGAATGCTGGCAATGAAGACGCATCAGTGTTTGCATTACAGCTTATGATTACAAAAGCACAAGATGAAAGCGGCCAACCATTATTTAAAGCTGCTGAAATTGCAGAGCTAAAGAATGAGGTGCGTGACGAAGACCTGCAAAAGATAATGCTTGCTGTAATTGTTTACGATAAGGAGACAGAACCAAAAAACTAAAAGCGGAGTTGAAGCGTGATTCGCTGCTGCAACTCCAAATGTCACTAGCGATAGAACTAGGCTACACCTTAAAGGATTTAAGCGAAAGCCTTACATACGAAGAGCTGGAGCTATGGAGCGCTTACTACGGATTACAGGAAGATGAACGTGAAGCACAACGCCGCAAGCGCTAGAATAGGTTCAAAGGAGGTCTAGTCAATGTCCGTTGTCGCCAATGTTGCTATTAACGTTGACGCTAAGGGCGCTGCACAAGAGCTCAATAAGGTTGATACTGCTGCGAAGGGGCTTAGTGGTTCATTCGGCGCATTACAGGCTGCTGTTGCGGCACTTGGATTAGGTTTAGCCATTAAATCAATTGCAGATGTCGGTAATCAATCGGAAGCTAGTAAAATTAAATTACAAGCATTAACAGCACAATATGGTGAATTAAATCAAGCAGGAGCATCTGTTGACCGCATTCAAAAACTTTTAGGAATTAGTGCTATCGACGCGCGTGACAGTTATGCACAACTTTACGGGTCATTAAGAGGTACTGGCTTAAGTGCACAACAATTAGAAGTTTTATTTGTTGGTTTAAATAAAGCGGCAAAACTTTCAGGAGGAGGAGCCCAAGAAGCGCAAGCTGGCATAATGCAACTTAAGCAAGCATTCTCCTCTGGTGCATTATCAGGCGATGAACTGCGTTCTGTTTTAGAAAATATGCCTGCTTTTGCGCAAGCTGTCGGACGCGAAACAGACAAATTAGGCTTAACTAGCAACGCAACAGCAGCCGACCTAAAAAGACTAGGGGCAGAAGGAAAATTAACTTCTAATATTCTTTTCGAAGCTGCGAAAAGCTTGGCAAATTCGCAAGCGCCTGGAATAACTGCTGCTGAAAAATTAAACACTGCGTTTAAAAATTTACAAGAAAAAATTGCAGAAGCATTTGGGCCATCAGTTACTGCACTGGTTGAAAGATTTTCAGCAACTATTACTGTTGTTGGAAACTGGTTTACAAACAATAAAGAATCTATATCAGCGGTTGCAAAAGCATTTTTAAATTTAGCAACAAGCGTTGGGCCGCTAGCAATTGGAATACTTGCTGTTGTAAAAGCCTATCAAGCTTGGCAAGTTATATCAAAGGCTGTTGCAGCAACACAGGCTTTCCTTATGGCTCTGACTGGGCCTAAAGGTTTGGCACTTGTGGCGGGTGCTGCGATTGCCGCTGGTGTTGCTTATACTGCGCTAAATGGCGTTCTAGCAGGAACTGACGAAGAACTTAAAAAACAACAGTTAGAAGCTAAAAAGGCAGGTGATGAGTTTAAAAATATTACTAATAATGTCGCACCTTTGCCAAGCAAAGTTCAAGAAACTGCCGATAAAACAAAGTTTCTTGCTGATGGGTTTAGGCAAGCGGCATTAGAGGCAACAAAAGGTCAGCTTGCTATTCAAGCGCAAATTGCCAGCCTTGACCGTGGCGCAACAGTTACGGCAGCTAGATATGAAGCAGAAAAAGCATTAAGTGATCTTTCGCTGCAACAGCTAAATCGCCAATATGAATTAGCTACTACAGCAGAAAGAAGATTAGAACTTGCTAGGTTGATATTTGAAGAACAAGTTAATGCTGCAAAGATTGAATACAATCAAGCGTTAGAAGCCATTACCTTAGGCGAACGCAAGATAGAGTTGCAAGGGAAATTAGCAGAACTTAAATATAAAGAAATCCAAGCTGAAGGCGAATTACAAATATTAAAAGCAAAAGATATTAGTGCAGCAAATGAGAAACGAGCCCAGTTAGAAAAAGCTCTTGCTGCTCAAAATGAAGTTATTAAAGCAACAAAAGAAACAGGACTCGCTGAACAGCAGGTAAATGAATATAAAAGGATTACGGCTGAAACTCAATATAAGTCAAAAGTATTAACAGCACAAATTGCATTTGAGCAAAAATTAGTATCTAAAGAGATTGGCCTTTCACAACAACAAGCACAAAGTCTATCAGATAAATTAGGTAATTCTGTAACTCATGCAAAGAATCTTGCTTCAAGCACACAACAAATTAGTAGTGCAGCAAATGCAGCAGCTAATGGGTATATAAATTTAGAGAAAAGTGCAATAAGTGCTGCTAATGCAATAAATAATGCTGCTAATGCCCAGGCGAGATTAAATAGTATGCCTAAGGGCGGTGGTGGTGGTGGCGCTAGAACTACAACGACTACAACTAATACTAATACAAGAGAAAACGAAAATAGTCCTTTCTTGGTGCAAGATAAATTTGCGGAGATGGCAAAAACTCCAGGAGACTACGGCAGTAACAGTCTTAATATGGAAGGCAACACCCATCCATTTAATAGCAGTCTTAATATGGAAGCAGACTATCGTAAACATAAAGATTATCTTGGACTTGCTAAAGGCGGTGTAGTAAATGGGCCTACACTTGCGATGGTGGGTGAAGGCGGTGAGCGCGAGTATATAATTCCTGAATCTAAGATGGCTGCTGCAAGCGCTAATTACATGAGTGGCGCTCGCGGCGGAGCGGTGATACCTGCATTTGCTAATGGCGGTGTTGTAGGGTCATCCAGGACATTACAAGGCCGCAATACTGCAACCACCATTAAGCCACAGATAAGCATTCAGACTGGACCGGTAATGCAAATGAATGGCACTAATTACGTTACGATGCAAGATCTAGGTCGTGCCGTACAAACAGGCGTAAGGCAAACATTAAACATAATCCAAGGTGATATGAATATGCGCAACCAGATGGGGTTAAGCTAATGGCAGATTATGATATTATGAGCTTTATGGAATATTACACCGATAGGGATACCGCAGTTGACCCTATAAGCGGGCTGCGCATTCCAACAAAACAATGGCAAAACTTTTATCAATTACCGCAAATTTTAAGCGTTGACCCTGATGTTGGTGGCGAATACATTTATCTGCCATTTGATGTAAGCGGTTTTGGCTTGACGCAAGCAGCATCAGTAAATGATTTAAATGTATCAATCGGCGGTAGACAAGGTATTGTAGATACAACTGAAGAAGCAATGAGTACTGATAATTTAATCATTGCATCACTTTATATCCAGGATGTTGGTTTTGATTTGTTTAATGGTGCAAGCGCCCAATTAATAAATCGCTTTATTGGTAGTATTGTTGGTGCTAGCCTTACGGATGAAACAGTGCAATGGACAGTGAACCCAGCAATAAATAAGCTAAAATCACAGGTGCCAACACGTAAGATAACAGCAGACATGTTGCTGCGGCAGATAGGGTCATGAGCATGATACCACTTGGCCTTGATTTAAGTGTTACCTGTGCTGATGGCACAACACGTAATGGCGTAGTATTTAAACTTATAGACGACATACCAATATATGAAACGCCAGATGGTGAGCTGTTAAAAGGTAGCACTAAGGTAATATCAACCCAAAGCGGTACTTTTGTTGTTGACTTTCAACTGATGGCTGCTGCAATTTTTAAATATAAAAAGGAGAATTAGCCATGTATTCACGGGCATTAGCACCAGGAGATGCAGCTTTTAAAGAAGATACAACTGTAGAACTTAAACCAGTATTTGAATCTGCCGCAGATATATTTTACGCAGCGAGGCAAGGGCGAAATCAAGTAATGCAATTAGCCGTCAATAACATGAAGGCGCACCAGTTTAATAATTTAGCAAGGCAACATAATGAAAGAGTATTAGCAGCAAGAGCGCAAAAGAAATCACCTGTTGGTGAATCTGCGGTTGCAAGTGATAACTTACCAACAAAAAGCAAAAAGCCACAACCTGATATCAGTAAAGAGCAAACTGTTGCTACTGCTGGTGATACGGTAGCAATTGTATTTTGCAAGCGTGTTAACGGCGCAGGTGGGACATGGATACAACCGCCAATGATTAAGACAGGCTCTGATCTTTTTGTTGGTTGTTTTCTTTATGTAATTAGCCAAGGCGAAATGGCGAGCAGTCCAGCTAAACAATATTCATGGGTTGGCAATAGAAATATTAAATTTTTAACAGACCAAACAATTACTTTAACGCATTACTACGAAACAGTAGCAACATTAGCGGCAGCAACCAATACATGCCCTATTGCGGCTGGCGGCAAAATATTCTGCGATTTAAATACATATTCATATGTAGAACCAATTGTAAAAGTTGGTACTTATACCGAGCGGCAACCAGATTTTTCTACATTCTATTCAGAAGAAGTTGACATTACCAGAGGTACTGGCAATGTCACAAACTCAGTTCTTAAAACTACTTTTGCCGATGTAACAGTTTACGATAGCGCAGTAGGTACAGATATTACCGCAGCATGGCTTGCAAACGCAGGGATTACCAGCCCCGCCACTACATTTAGATATTGGAATTTAAATTATACAACAAACACGCCTTATGCTGTTGGAGTGACACGAGCATTCCCTGGCGGAGGCGCATTTGATCCACCAAATCCTACAATATGGACAAACGTAGGTTCAACTGGACCAATTACATTGGTTTGGGAAAATATCGTACTTGTTAATCAATATAATCCAGCATTACCAGCAAGCACTGGCACACTTGAAGGTGTGCAAACTGAGGTATTTTTAAGCAAATACGATGACCCTTCAGATCCACCTAGCACAGCAGATTATACAAACTTTGCAGATATTACATTTTTGCAAATTAATGGTGATATTTACGACCCGCCAGATAATGGCAGTTATCCAACAACAACAAGACAAATTTCATTATATTATGATGAAGGCGTTAATGTAGACCTTTATAGTGGCGGTTTGGTTTCAGGTCAATATGTTGTAGGGCCAAGCAATCAATTTGTAGATTTTGCAATGCTATTATTTACGCAGCTAAAACGCGCTAATGGCAGTGCAACATTTGAGATTGCAATGCCAATTGATGTAACTAATATGCAAAATTTAGCAGCATTTGCTGATGAGTATGGGTTGCATTTTAATGGGATGTTAGAGCAATCTGTGAACGTAATTGACTATATATCTAGCACTGCACCGTTTTTCTTTTTATCATTTATTTCTAGTGGCGGCCAATACCGATTAGAGCCACTGCTGCCTCTAAATGGCAGCTATGCAATTAAGACAACGGCAATAACACCTGTTATTGTATTTGATGAAGATAACATATTACCTGGTAGTTACAGCAAGGTATATTTTAATTTAGATGAACGGCGAAATGTTAGGGTATCATTACTATGGCGTGAAGCAGACCCGCTTATTATTGGCATCCAAAGAACTACTAGCATTAGATACACTGCAACTGTTAGCGATGCACCAATTGTTCAATACGATATGACTGATTTTTGCACTAGCGCTGCTCATGCCACGATGTATGGTAAATATGAATTGGCAAGGCGTAAATATTCAACGCATAGCATATCATTGCAAACGCCATTGCTAACCATTGCATTAAAACCAACTGATATTATTAAAGTACAACGCCAACGGGTTAACAGTCACGGCAATAACCGCACCGAAATAGACCACTACCAAGTAACTGATATCAAGCATGAAACCTTTGGTATAACATCAATCACCGCTGAACACTTCCCGCTTGATGTAAATGATGTTAGCGTTATAAGTGATGAAATATTAAACGGTTCATTTGAGGTTATCTGATGGCAACCTTCCCTGCATTAACGCCAAACCTTAGGTCATTGGATTTAGGTAATTATCCGCAGGTTGTGCATGTTGCCGTTAGCGGCATCAATCTAAGATTTTTGCAAGGTTCAAAACGTATAAACCAAATATTAACGCTTGGGTATTCTAATATTACTGAAACTGACTTGCAGTTAATTTATACGCATTATGAAACGCAAGAAGGTACATTAGTGCCATTTGATTTGCCAGCCGCAGTATGGGCCGGTTATGCGTCAGTGCCAATCAGTGCTGTAGATTATAATTGGCGATATGCCAGCACCATAGCAGTTGATACCGCCTCACCATTACGCTATAACGTAAACGTACAGCTTGTTAGCGTGGTGTTATAACAATGGCAAACTTCCCTGCATTAACCCCAACCACCAGGATATTTAGCCCAGGCAACTA